CTGTCCGTTCCAATCCATAGTGTGCCTAGTGATACGCATCCCGTTAAGTTGTCCAACAGCATCGCTTTTAATTCCTGCTTTGACCATGTCACCTATTTTGGCTGCGGCTCCTGCGGCCAATCCAGCAATAGCACCTGTAGTAGCACCTCGGCCAATAGCAGTCGATGCTTTCTGCCCTTGCAGTAATCGGTCAGCAATGTTTAAAATGCCTACAGCAATACCTGTGCCAGTCCCAACTGCGAGTGCTCCGGCACCAACTCCGCCTGCTACTGCAACACCTAATGCCGCTGCTGCTGATCCTGCAATGGCCAACAAGAACTTGTGTAGATTAGGATTAGCTTTAGCAAACTCACCATACTTGGCTAACTTAGCAGCTAGATTAGGATTCTTTGCTGCAATAGATGTTTTAATTTCTTCAAATTTTTGATCAAATGCTTGAACTGGTCCACTACTTTGTAGCATACCTCCAAATTTATTAAACCAAACATCACTGATCTTATCTTTGGCTGCACCAACAGCATCACCTGCTTTACCTAGCATACTTCTACCAGCACCTGCTTCTATGCTTTTGAATAGCTGTTGTATTTGTTCGGGTGCTAGCGCAACCTCACATAGTTTAGGGTGAATCTCCTTTTCCCATTTGGTAAAGTATTGATCTCCGTGACCTATACTTTCAAAGATAGACTTACGAGGTCTATTTTCAATCTCATCTAATCTTGCAGTTATTTGTTTTATATTCATAGGAATGTTTTAAAGTAACATGTTATTTATAAATGAACTGCGTTCATTTGCTTCTTCAGCTAACGCTTCGAAGCAATTGATTACATCGTAAACGAATTAAATATTATCTAGATTAATCAGTCACACTTAGCCCACTAAAGGGCTAAGAAAAAATTGGGCATTATCTGAGTAGCACAATCACATAGTGTTAGAACTATTAGCATCTCTGCTAGCGTAGGCGGTTGACCTATACCTACTCATTCTGTCTTAATCTACAACGGCGGCTTACAAATATACACTATCATATTTGTAAAGCGTGGAGTTTCTGTTATTACTCCATCCTTGGGCCTATTTTAACTCTATTCAAACAATCAAACCGCAGGCATTTTGCGATCGTGGTCCTGTAAAGGATACTGATTGAGTACTCTTAACGGCGAGAGATTTCCATCCCTGTGACCCGAGGTCCAGGTTTAGGGCGCACGAAATTAGCCTGCGCTTGCTTTTTACCGTTTAAGTAACCTAAATTTTCTTGATTATGTGGGAGCCATGTACACGGACCTGTATATGTCCATTATAGTAGTCTGTAGATTCTAGTACTTTGCGGTCGAATTGTTCGCGGGCCTCAATGTAACTACATTCTGATTTGCTTTTGCAATAATACAGTATTTCTCTAGTGAAGTTGTCTTTGCCTAACTGTTCAACATCTTTGTTTAATTCAATGTTAGATCCATAATATTCTTGCCAGTCACTATCTATTTTACTTCTGATTTTCTTCTTTTTCTTCGTGCCGTTCTTTAACTTTACAGTCTTGTAGGTCGTTTTACTAAATTTTGCTAATTTTTTGCCAATATATTTTCTATTTGTAGTATTGTTAGTGATAATGTAAACAAAGCCTATACAATCCTCAGGAAGAGTCTCCACTACTTGATTTTGATAAAGCCATGTCATTTAATTTTTTCTTCTTTACTTCTCTATTTTTCTCTCGCTTGGCCCTGCGCATGTCTTTGAGATTTTTAATCATCTCATCGTGTACTGCTTTAGTGCCCTTCATGAGTTCTCTATCCGCGGCAATGATTTTTTTCATTGTCCTGCGTAAATCTACTCCGCCCGCATAACTGACATTGTTGAGAAACTCTTGATGTCTGTTATGATACTCGGTTAACAATATAATCATTTGATTATATGTTTCCTTATACTTGTTTAGCTCAGGCGTCAACATAGTCTGCAGAATTTGAGTAAGAAGTAAATCCGTTTTCCTTAACTACTCGAAGAACATTATTTACGCGACCCACTAATTCATCCTTGTGAGATATGAGATAAATGTTCTTATTTCGTTCTCGGGCCATTTTCTTCAGTACAGCCAAGGCCGATTCAACTCCTGCGGCATCCATTCCGGCATCTACTAGCTCGTCAATGAACAGTAGATTGATACTTTGGTAAAGACCTTCCCAAACATCTCGGAAGGCAAAACTCATAGAAAGTATTAAACGATTTCTTTCACCGCGGCTCAGATTGTCGAAATCCAAATCTTGGCCTAACTGAGTAATCTCGATGCTTAAATCATTTTGGAACACAACCTGATGTGGTAGTCCTAGCTTGTCGATATAGTAGGTCAGCCGCTTGTTCAAGTAGGTTAAGTTTTGATCAATGATCTTTTTACGAACAAAGCTATCTTTATTCGTTAACAGTTTATACAAAAACTCCTGATGGTCTTTTAACTTAGTAAGTTCGTTAACAGTATCCCATCTGATTTCCTGAATCGCAGTTTTCTTTAGCTCTTCAATCTGTTCATTATAGGGATTTGACTCTTCGGCTCTGTCTGTTATTTTCTTTTCTAAACTGTCTAGGTTGTTCTTATGTCCCAGTGCTTCAGCTTCTGTGTCATAGAATGTCTGCGGCTTACGAGGTTGTTCGCCAATTGTATCTATCGCGGCAGAAATATCTGCGCGATCTTTTTTAATCTTATCAAGATATGTAGTAGCTTCTTCTACATGCTTGATCGAAGCCGCTGTCATTTCTTCATGCTTGTGATCGTGCAAGTCCTGTTCACAGGCAGGGCATTGCTTGCTACTTAATTTTTCTAATTCGTTTAGATATTTGTTAAGAGTCTTTTCACCCTGTATAGCCGCAGATTCCAGTGTGGCCTTTTGTTTTCTAAGACCTGTTAGTTTAGAATCATTGTCGAGCCAAGTTTTTAATTCGGCATGCGCCAACAGTTCGCCTTCGATATCAACTTCTGTTAAAGTATGGATACTGTTGAGTAAAGAAGTTAAATCATTTTCTTTTTTGTTTTCCCAAGCACTACTTTTGATAGTTAAACTGTCAATACTTTTTTGTACATTATCGTTGGCAGCTTTAATACCTTCAATTTTGTACTGTTCTGCCTGTATCTTGTCTTTGTTTTCTTTAATTTCTATTTTTAACAGTTCAGCTTTTTCACTTAATAGTGTAATACCTAGCAGTTGTTCAATGACTTCTCTCTGATCCGCAGCCTTCATTGACAGGAATGGTTCGGTATAGGTATTAAGCGCCAACAGATGCTTGAACATGGTATGACTCATACCTAACAGTTGTTCAATGGCTTTTTGTGTTTCTCTGCTGTCGCCCTGGCTTTCGTCCTCTGCATCGTCTGTTTTAACCTGCACATCATTGACATACAATTTAAGTAGATTAGGCTTGCGACCCCGCTCGATCTTGTATTTCGATCCACTGATTTCGAACTCAACAGTTACCAGCATGGCTTTACCGTTGGTCTTATTGATCAAGTTTTCTTTGCGGATGTTGGTAAGTGCTTGCCCATATAGCGCATAGCTAAGAGCATTAATGATCGTAGTTTTTCCAGTACCGTTGCGAGATCCAGTGTCGTCCCCGCCCAGATCTAAATTGCTACCTAGTACTAAAGTTAAGTGTTCCTTATCAAAATCAACAGCTTGCGTCTGTTGACCCACACTCATAAAGTTTTTTACAGTAATATTTTTTAGTAACATTAGAGATTATTATAAATTTCAAGTAAGATGTTTTTATTAAATTGCTCAGATTCGATACTGATCAATTGTTCGGTAACGATCTGATCAACACTTTCAAACTTTGCATCTGGGTTATCGTCTATTGATCCGTCGAGATTTGTTTTATCTTGGATTAGACTTATTTCACGGATATCATGTTTCTTGGTAAACTCTTCTTTCAAAAAGTTTGCTTCTTCATAGCTGATATCAATATCTAGATTAACCTTTAGGTGCATCTTGCCCTTCATGATAGAATCCTCTTGATCAATTAGGTCGCTTAATTTAATAACACGATATTTAGGACAATTGGGCCAATCGATAAATTCCGGAGTACCATCCCATTCTAGTATCATCATGCCTCTTTTATCGTCCCATGCATCCGCAAAGTTATGGGGAAACGCATTTCCGATATACCAGATTTTATCTTTATTCTGGCGTTGATGGAAGTGGCCACTGAAAACATAGTCCTGATGTTTAAAGTGTGCGGCCTGTAGTTCTCCGTGATCGGGCATCTGTACCATAGCGTTCATATAGAACAATGGCAACTCAAAGTGACCAAACATGTATTTGCTCTTTACTTTGCTAATGTCTTTCCATTCATCGCCTACCAGCCAGGGCACAAGCGTGACATCATCCCGGGTCAATATACTGTCTACAACAGTGACGCCTGGAATGTGCCGACCAAACGCACTCGAATGAATGTCACGCTTGTCTTTGTAAAATAGATCATGGTTGCCAGGAAACCAGAAGAACTGTTCAAAGGCAGCTCCTAGCTTTTCCAAGCATCTAAGACTTGAATCCAGCGTAAATAAATTTAGGCTGTTTCGATTATGGCTCCAATCTCCAAGAAAGATACAAGTTTCACATCCTTGCTCTTTGGCAGAGGCAATAAACCAATCTACGAATTCTTCACAGTCTCTTAGATGAGTTGTGGAATTGCTTTTCAAACCAAAGTGTATGTCAGTAAAACACGCTACCTTTTTAAACAAGGGCATAAATTATTCTCCTATTAAAAGTGTAGCAGGTATTATGATTAAAGTCAAACCTCTTTGGTGTTATCTTCTTCTTCTATATCTTCTTCTGGATCTTCTTCGCTCTTGGGCATGCGCATATTCTTATATAGTTCTGCTTGACGAGCAATTTCTTCAGCATACTCTTGACTGTTTTGACGAGTTAAACTTGGAGTCAACCCTGCTTCTTCGAGTAGGTCGTCACGAATATTTTGACTCTTCTTTTCAATATTTAGAATACGAGTAAACGAATTTGTCACCGCCGCGGTGTAGTAGGCAAACGGATTTTCTGATTTTGATTCATCGAATTGTAGTCCAATTTGGCTTAGCTGTAGAATAGCCTGTCCCTTCATTTCTTCAATGTAGGTATAGCCACGCCAGTTGCTACGCTGTGCATATCGTTCAGATAATTTGATGTACATCCTGCCTAGATTTTCTGTAATTCGACCATGATCTTTAGAAAAAATTCCAGTATCTACCGGGCCTTTCCAGTGACTCTTACCTACACATATTAGAGAATCAGGATCAGCGTCGTCATACTTCCAATGTTGAAACGGTGGAAAATTTACTTTTTCATAGCTGTCGGCTTTGGTCTTGGTAGTTTTCTTTCTTCCGGGGGCAAGCGGAATGTGGTCAAAGGACATTACTCTAATCACAACTTCGGTTTTACCTACAGTTTTATAGTCCGGAGTACATTCAGATAGTTTAATTTTCTTATCGCCTGCAACCCTCGCAGTTCCAAATGCAATTAACCCTATCCTTTTAGCTCTATTGCGTTTAGCTTCTGCGATAGTTCGTACATTTATTTTGCTAACATCTGGCAAAATTAAATCGTACTGCATATATTCTGGTTTAGTAAAACTAGAGAACGAGCATTTTGAACGATGTATTTCTGCTAATAAATCTCTGTTGTTTAAGTACTTGACCTTTCGGGTAGTTGGTATGATCATCATCTTATTATTATTATTTTCCTTATTAGTGAGTATAACACAAAAATTGGCTATGTCAACCACGGTATTAAGTACGCATTTTATTTAGCGGGTAAATACAGTACTAAGGAACTATATGGCAGACTCACCTATTAACCAGGATCAAACAGCGGCAGCTAGCTCGGCTCGAATGGCCGCCGCAACTATTATTGATAATTCAAATGGTGTAGTGGGTGCCGGACTGGCCAGCGGCATTAATAATTTTGTTGCAGGTGTGCAAAACGGAGTTGCTAATCTTTTTAGTCCGTTGACAAAATTGGCTAGAGGAGTATTAGGAGTTCCGGCTGGAGCCCAGCCTCTACAACCCCAGGCCGCAGTGGTCAATGTCAAAGACTCTAAAGGTAATCTTATTAATCAAGACCTAAGAGTTAAAATTCGTGTGCCAACAGATTATCTAGTAAAAAACACAGTCGGCGGCAATGAAGAATTATCAGCCAACAAGATCGGTGGTATCATATTTCCTTATACTCCGCAGATTAGTTATGAGCATAAAGCAGACTATGCTAATCTAGCTCCCATGCATTCTAATTATACTCAGTATTTTTATCAACGAAGCAGTGTAGGGTCGTTCAGCATCACAGGTAAATTTACTGTGCAGAATGAACAGGATGCCGCTGTTTATCTAGCGACAATACATCTATTAAGAGCCTTAACTAAAATGAGATTTGGCCTCGATGCAGATCGAGGAGCACCTCCTCCAGTCTGCAGATTAGATGCCTATGGAGATTTCATGCTAGCTAATGTGCCTGTTGCAATTACTAGTTTTAAAAATGATTTACCCGATAGCGTTGATTTCTTTACAATAGGAAAAGACAAAACATCTAAGTATGCACCCTTATATGGATTAGCATCTGTTCCAACAATATCAACTATTGCTATAACCTGTATTCCATTATACAGCAGAGAAGAACAGCAAAAAGTTTCAGTCAACGGATGGTTGAATAATAATGCAATTAGAAAATCAGGATTCCTATAATGGCTTCATACAGTAAAACAAGTCCTTACCATAAGACTAATCAGAATATGGGATATCTAGATGTTGTTAGTTTTATAGATATTCCTGTGCAGACAGACGACATACTTTTTCAGATCACTAACAATTATCAGAATAGACCAGACCTATTAGCCTACGACCTATATGGTGATGTTAATCTATGGTGGGTATTTTCTGTAAGAAATAAATCAATAATTAAAGATCCCGTCTTTGATATGGTAGCCGGCACAAAAATATATCTTCCAAAGTTAACCACAATCAATGCCGCGTTAGGAAACTAATATGGCCGATTCAACAAACATAGAAAATAAAACAACCGGCGCTATAACTGGGTCCCCTCAGGTTGTACAACAATCTATTGTCAATCCCTTAAACAAATATAGATCATACACTTACAACTTTACCCTTTCGGCAGTTCGTAAAAATGATGCTAACATTCCTGAAAACTGGAGAAAGAGTGCAAGTGATCTCGTAATAATACAGTCCGGCGGCAAAGGTAATACTAAAATTACCAATAATGTTGCCGGAGTGACCCAACAGGTAGCAGTTAATGTTACAAGAACTGAAAAGAATAAGGTAACAACATCAACTGACACAGTAAGCTACCTAGATACAACCGGAGTTGACATAGTAAACGGTTTCAACAAAGATAGTCCCGGCAGATTTGACATGTTTATAGACAATGTTGAAATTGATACATTAATGGGATTTGACGAAAAGGGCGGAACTACTTTACCTAATAAAATATCTTTTGAAGTTTTAGAACCTTATAGTATTAATGGTTTTATGGAAGCCATGCAGGTAGCTGCCGTTGCTGCCGGATATCCTTCTTATGTACAGGCGAGTTTTTTATTAAAAATGGAGTTTGTAGGATATCCAGATTCGGCAAATTTCTCGAGCCCACAAATTGTACCAAAATCTACAAGATATTTCTTGTTTGCATTTAATGCAGTAGATGTCGAAATAACAGAAAGAGGAACTAGATACCGATGTACCGGTGTGCCCTATAATGACAAAGGGTTTGGACAGCCGAATGTATTGAATAAAGCTCTAAAGATGCAAGGTGCTACTGTAGGTAGCATGTTGAAAAATTTTATTGACGGCATAAACAAATCGATTATTAAATCTGATGATGCTAGTAAAAATCCAGTAGATGCTAAAAATCATGATCAGTATGCTATAAAATTTTTAGACTTTGATCCAGCAGTGGGGTTTAAAGAAAATTCTGCAGGTACAGCTATTTCAAATAGCAAGATATTAGAATTAATGAGAGACAATGCTGTCTACGGATTTCAAGATCCGGGACAATCGACTGCTACCACAATCGCCTATGTTCCCGGAGAAACGATAGCGCAGTTTAGTGAAGGCGCAAACATACACGAGTGTATTTCATCAGTGATTCGTGATAGTGAATATTCTAGAAATATCTTAAAACAGCTAGGTAAGTCGGGGTATCCAGACGAGTATGGGTTTGTTGACTATTTCCTTATTAGAATAGAAGTAGAAAATCTTGCTGAAATCGATGACGTTAGTAAAAAACCTTTTCAAAAGTTTACCTATGTAGTAAGTCCTTATAAAATACACTATACTAAGATTCCTAACTATGGATCGCAACAAATTGATGCGACAAAAATAAAACAAATCAGTAACAAAGAATACAATTATATCTATACAGGAAAGAATACTGATGTATTAAATTTTAAATTGAATTTTAATTCGTTGTATTTTGAAGCTGTACCTGCGGCAATGGGAAACAACGACACTCCTAGTTCTCGAAATTCGGCTGCGAGGGATAATGCAATCGAGGCCAAAGCAGCCGCAGAAAATATTGATGCCGGAAAAAAATCATCAAATGGTGTAGTTACAACTAGGGTGACTGTTGACTCAACGAAAGTGCAACCACAAAGCGGCGGGAAAGCTGGACAGGTATTAGACGATCCCTATGCAGTAATGGCAATTAATATGCACGAGGCTATCGTTAATTCTAGGGCTAGCATGTTGTCGGGTGAAATTGAAATCATAGGTGATCCTTTCTATATAGCAACAGGGGGTATCGGTAGTTACATACCTAAGCCTGCAGGTCGAGGTGCTACTGAAGACGGTGAAGCCGATCACTGTTTTGGCGAAGTTATGATTACTGTTAATTTTAAGAATCCAACTGACCTTAATCCCAAAACAGGCAGTGTTAATTTTGATCCTAAGCTAGTTCCATTCAGCGGTGTATACAGAGTTACCAAAGCAAACAGCATGTTTAAAGATGGAGTCTTTAAACAGCGTCTACAGATATTAAGAATTCCGGGACAGATTCTCGACGACGGTGTCAAACCGAGTAATCCTGCTGACAAATTAATTACAGCACCTAATCCTGCAGACCAGTTTGTTACAGATACTACTCTAGCTACAGCGCCCTCTGCGAGATTAACTGATGCTAATGCGCTGACATTATTAGGTAGAGGACTGCCCAGTCCAGGATTACCGGGCGCCCTAAGTAATTTTACTGCGGCACTGGGAGGTCTAGGTGGTACAGTTAACAGTTTATTAACCCAAGTAGGCGGCGCAGTACAGAATGGTATAGGTCAACTTACATCGGCAGCTAGTGTCTATGGCGAACAAATTTCTTCTGCTATTAGATTAAAGACAGCGGGATTAGCAAATTTGTCGGCTACTGGAAATTTAAATGCGGCAGGTACAGCGGATCAAATTTCCAATACACTACAAAATGCTTTACCTACAAACGGTACTCCTGCGGCAGTTGCCGCATCGATTGGTGTTGCATCTAATCTAACATCTTTGGCCAATAGTTTAGGTTCTGCAAATCAACTTGGTAATGTTGGAAACGCAGTCACAGCCTTTACACAAGGCATACCTACAGACGCCACTGCGGTTGCTGATAAGTTAGGATTTAATCCTGCACAACTAGCCGGACTCGGCGCTGATTTAAAGAGTAAAATATTATCTCAAGCTACGGCTATCGCTGATCAAATTCCTAGTAGTGTTGATCTGACACTGGCAAAAAATCGAGGGTTAGTGTTAGATTATATCCCTGCTGATAAACTAGCTAACATTCCTGCTACTGCGCCGGATGCGGTAGCTCCGCAGCCAGTTGTGGATACCGCCTTTCTAGCCAGCATCAAAGCAGGTGGCTTAAAAGCATTAGCTAGTGCCTACGGCGTGTCCAGTATTGCAAATATTCCAGGCGGACAGTTGCCCACTAGCGAGATTCAAAAATTAGTAGGAAATTCTGCAAATACACTATTAGGATTAAATTTACCAGGAGTTGATTCAAATCTATTACAGGGGAAATTGTCTTCAGTGCAGTCACAGCTAGCAGGAGTAACAGGTGCAGTTAATTCAGTAGAAGCAAATATAAGTTCTGTCAGCGGCCTAGTCAATGGCTCATTAAATAATGCTACAAATTTAGCTTCTTCTGTTAGCAGCCAGTTCGGCAGCGTATCAAAGGGAACTAGCCCTTTAACTAATTTAATGACAGGATAAAAATGGGTTTTGAAACACGCACACGAGCAAAGTTATCAAGTCCCGGTCCTTTCTTGGCCGAGATAACCAATCTATTGGATCCTATGTTTCAGGGAGCTGTAGAAGTTGCTCTAATAAAAGGTATACCAAATGCAAAAGATGTTCAAAATGAAACATTTGTTGTAAAATATCTAAGCCCCTTTTCCGGATCAACCTCTGTACGATTTGAGGGTAACAACAGTAGTGACTTTAACGATGTGCAAAAAAGTTACGGATTCTGGATGGTACCTCCGGATATTGGAACAGTGGTTATGGTTATCTTTGTTGACGGAGATCCTAATCAAGGCTACTGGTTTGGTTGTGTACAAGATGCTTTTCAGAATCACATGGTTCCGGGTATTGCGGCTAGCAAACAATCTAACATAACAAATGAACAACGGCAAAAATATGGAACTGATTTTCTACCTGTTGCAGAATTTCACAAAGCCAGTAACAAATTAGACAATCCTGATGTTAGCAAACGCCCTAAACCAGTACATCCTTTTGCTGATAGATTATTAGCGCAGGGATTATTACTAGATAATATACGGGGTGTTACATCAAGTAGTGCTAGAAGAGAACACCCATCTAGCGTATTTGGTATTAGTACTCCTGGTCCATTAGATAAAAGTCCCGGTGCTAAAAAAGGTGAAATAGGCTATGCAGTAAAAAGACAAGTACCGGTTAGTCGATTAGGCGGAACTACTTTCGTGATGGATGACGGGGACGAAAACGGTCAGAACGAACTAGTTCGTATCCGCACAAGAACAGGGCATCAAATATTGATGCATAACACAAACGATCTTATCTATATTGCCAATGCCGCAGGTACAACATGGATAGAAATGACTGCACAGGGAAAGATAGATATCTATGCTACAGACTCTGTAAGTATTCATAGCGAAGCAGATTTTAACTTTCGCGCTGACAGAGATATTAACATCGAGGCTGGTAGAAACCTTAACATTGGTGTTAATAACAATATGAATACCAATGTGACTAATGCTTACAATATATTGTCCGGCGGAGCCAGCAAACAAAGTTATGTAGGAGAATTTAACTTACTTGCCGGAGCCGATCTTAAAATACAATCCGGAGGATCTTTTAACCAAAGTAGTGCCGGAGAAATGCGTATTACCTCTAGCGGAAAACTAAGTGTAGGATCTAGTGGTAATATTGCTGTTGCAGGTAGTCGAGTTGATGTCAACGGAGCTGCCGCAACACCTGCCTCCTCTCCAGATACTCCGACTCCACTCGAAAAATTTACATTGCCTAATAGAAGTACTGGTTCGGGATGGGCTAACGGAAACTTCTTTAAAAGCGGAGACATTGTTAGTATAATGCAAAGAGTTCCGACACATGAACCTTGGGACCATCATGAAAGTGTTAACCCACAACAATTTTCAACAGCTAATACTGATGTACAGGTTAATCAACCATCGGATGCAAAATCTAGTCCCACTGCCCCAGGCGGAACTGCTCCGGTAAACAATAATCCTGTTGCGCTACCTGCTTCAAAAGGAGCATCTTCGAACGAAGCGTATCTACAAGGTGTTTTAGTTGGTAACGGTATAACTGATCCTACTAAACTTGCTGCCTGGATGGCGCAATGTAAACAAGAAAGCGGCGGGTTTATATATCTCAAAGAGCTAGCCAGTGGTGCAGAGTATGAAGGTCGTAAAGATCTTGGAAATACTAGCCCAGGCGATGGTGTAAAATATAAAGGTCGAGGATTTATTCAATGCACTGGCAAAGATAATTACGCATCTATGAGCAAGTACTTTGAAAGGGATCTTGTCAATCAGCCCGAATTAGTTGAACAATTAGAATTAGCGGCGAAGAGTGTTCTTTGGTTCTTTAATGTTTATAAAGCTGGTCGCACTAAGAGCGTTAATTGGGGCGATGTAGTAGCGGTTACTAAAATTGTCAACGGTGGCATAAACGGTCTAGCCAATAGACAAAAGTATTTTGACGAATACCTTGCTAAGTTTAGTGCAAACGGAATACAACCTGCCGGTTATCTAGGATCAGGAAGCGGAGGTATCGTAGTTGATGGCTCGGGAAACCCAATAAAAACAGGACCATAAATACATTATGCCATACAAAAACATTGAACTTTCTAACGCATCTGTGGTAGCTCAGCAGGCTCCAAAGACCAGCCATTTCTATAAAGGATTTAGTTCTTTGGGAAGTTCTAATTCAGGATCTCGTCTTTATGATTTTCAATTGATACAACAAGATATCATAAATCATTTTAATACTAGAAAAGGTAGTAGAGTAATGCATCCCGAATTTGGTAGTGTCATATGGGACCTAATGATGGAACCGATGACAGACGAAGTGCGTCAAATTCTTATTGATGATATTAAAGCCATTTGCACATTTGATCCAAGAGTAACTCCTATTCAAATGGATTTAACAGAATATGAAAAGGGCTATCTACTAGAATTAACTTTGTTATTAAACGGCACAAACCAGTCTTCGAACTTGAAATTAACTTTTGATCAAGAAGTTGGCCTAAGTGTACAATAATATACCAAGTTTATCCTAGCAATAAATACGGTATAGAATAAAAATATGACAATTCCATCAACAAAATCAAAACTACTAGTTGCAGAAGATTGGAAAAAGATCTATCAATCTTTTCCAAATGCAGATTTTCAAAGCTATGACTTTGAAACTCTTCGCCGCGTAATGATCACTTATCTTCAGACTAATTACCCTGAAGATTTTAACGATTTTATCGACAGTAGTGAATACATTGCCCTAGTTGATCTAATTGCCTTTCTTGGACAAAATCTAAGTTTCCGTATCGATCTAAACGCTCGTGAAAACTTCTTGGAAACCGCACAGCGTCGTGATAGTATTCTTCGCTTGGCACAGCTGATCAGCTATGTTCCGACTCGTAATGTACCTGCTAACGGATTACTAAAAGTTACTGCAATATCAACTACAGATAATGTAATTGATTCCAATGGTACTAATCTTGCTAACATATCAATTGCATGGAACGACCCTACAAATACCAATTGGTATAATCAATTTACCACTATTTTTAATACTGCACTTACTGGAGGTTCTGTTTTTGGCAAACCAAATGATAGAAACACCATTAATGGAATACTTTCAGAGCAGTACAAATTAAACAGCGCCAACACAGATGTTCCTGTATACAGCTTCTTAAAAAATATAAACGGCACGAGTATGAATTTTGAAATTGTGTCTGCTAGTTTTTCAGGAAAATCTAGTATATATGAAGAAGCACCGTTTCCAGGAAATCAATTTGCATTGATTTATCAAAATGATAATCAAGGATCTGGTAGCGCGAATACCGGGTTCTTCTGCCACTTCCGCCAAGGAGCTTTAGGTCTTTCAAACTTCAATATTTCTGCTCCGGTTCCTAATGAAATTATTGGTGTAAACACCCCTAATATTAACGATACTGATGTATGGTTATGGCATTTGGATTCTAAAGGCAGTTATTCTAAGCTATGGAACAAAGTACCTTCTGTAACTGGAAACAATATTATATACAACAGCTTGGGCAACGGTGTCAGAGATGTTTACAGTATAAGTAGTCGAGACCAAGATCAGATCGATTTGAATTTTGCTGATGGTAATTTTGGTAATCTACCGTCCGGAAATTATAGTCTATTCTATAGACAGAGTAACGGGTTGACCTATACAATTAAACCAGATCAGATGTCTGGCATTACTATCGAGATACCCTATACCAACAAATTAAATCAGAGCCATTCTCTAAGATTAACTCTATCTCTACAGTATACAGTTAACAATAGTGCCTCTACAGAATCTAATGCAAGTATACAAAATAAAGCACCGCAGGCATTCTATAGTCAAAATAGAATGGTCACAGGCGAAGATTATAACATTGTACCGTTGACAATCAGCAGTGATATTCTAAAAGTTAAAAGCATCAACAGAATTTCTAGTGGTCTTAGCAAATACTTTGATCTAAATGATGTTAGTGGAAAATATTCTAGTACTAACATATTTGCCAAAGACGGTATAGTATACAAAAGAGATCAAGAACAGAGTTTTAATTTCGGTATTGTTAATAAAAATCAAGTCTATTCTGTAATTAAACAACAGGTAGGACCTTTGATTTCTAGTAACGCTATGAGATCGTTTTACTTTGATCAATATAGTCGTCCTAGCCTAGACGGTCTTGGATATTCATGGGTATTGGTTAATAAAACAGCAGGCCAGAGTCGAGGATATTTTGTCTATAATAATGTTTCTCCGTCGCCTGTTGGAAACTTTTCATCAAATAATTTACAATATGTCATGCCGGGTGCGTTGGTTAAATTCCTTCCACCGGCTGGTAGTTACTTTGATAAAAACAATTTAATTAAAAAAATTCCTGTTTCAAAGATTATCCCTGCAAACGGTCAATCTTATATTTGGTCGACTGTAATTCAAGTCATAGGTGATGGATCAAATACCGGCCAAGGTAAACTTGACGATGGTACCGGACCTGTTATTTTTAGTGATATCATAGATCAAGCGGCTATTCCATCAGAGATCATTCCTCTTTTTGTTAGTTCTTATTCATATTCATTTGAAACTAATCTTGTGAACCTATGCATTAATCAAAGAAATTTTGGTCTAGCATTTAGCCAATTAACAAGAACCTGGACAATTATTCAAGATGTTGATCTTGATTTAATCAATCCTTTTAGTCTAGCCTATCAGGGTAATCTAAGCGGCGCTAATTTAGACTCTAGCTGGTTAATTGCATTTACATGGACCGGAGTAGACTACAAGGTTCGATATCGTTTTACAAATTATATTTTTGAAAGTGTCAAAGAAACTGCGTTCTTTGTTGAGAATACAAATAAAAATTATGATTTCACAACCGACTCAGTTGTTCGAGATACTATAACAGTGTTGTCTATTAATCCTACAAGCACATCAACTTCATTGGCACTAGGATTAGACTACGAATGGCAAGTTGATGGTTCTATCGTTGAACAAGATGGTTATGTAGATCCTACTAAGGTTAAGATAAGTTTTTACGACTACAATAATTCAGGCCAAGTGCATGATCCGGATACATTTGATGTAATTGTATCTCCGGCATCTACCAGTACCGTTACTTACTTCCAAGATAAATTTGTTTATTTTGAAAAACTTACAGATGGGTTAAGATATCAGCTCGCTGATAACAATATGTTCACAGCGTTTCCTACTCCAGTAGAGGCTGAAAAATACATACTGGTCAATCCTAGTCTAGTTGCCGAGGGCGATCTATTTTATTTTTATGATCCAGCTTACAATGTTGTAAACAGTTATCAGCCAGCATTGCAGTATACAACTGGACCGTGGGTATATGGAGAAAATGAATCTAGATATTTTGCCTATCCAGGAAGATCAGATTTAAAATTCCATTATGTACATAACAGTAGTCAAGAGTATCGTATAGATCCTAGTAAGAGTAACATTGTAGATATCTATGTACTGACATCGGGTTATGATAAGGATTACAGAAATTGGGTATCTACAGGAGTAGGTTCCGATCCCCTACCACCGACAAGTCAAAGTCTTGATAATAACTTTTCTGCGGCATTAAATCCTGTACGCACAATCAGTGATGAAATAATTTTCCAACCTGTCATGTACAAACCCTTGTTTGGTGCGCAGGCTGATATAAATCTACAGGCAACATTTAAAGCGGTAAGAAATGCAACAGTTACAATTAGCGATAACGATATTGCTACACAAATACTTTCTGCAATTAACGAATTCTTTGCATTAGAAAATTGGGACTTTGGTCAAAGTTTCCATTTTAGCGAGTTGTCGACCTATGTCATGAATTTACTATCGCCAAATATTACAAACTTCATCATTGTTCCAAGATCAACAAACAGTTCGTTCGGTAGTCTCTATGAAGTTGCATGTCAGTCAAACGAAATCTTTATCAGTTGTGCGCATATATCAGACATTCAAGTAATCAGTGCAATTACAGCTAGTCAAATTAAGACTACTGCAACAATCGTTACCAGTAGTGGAAGTTAAAAATGGTTAATAAAAATAATAGTTCAGTTAATCTACTACCAGAGTTTTTACAAACTGATAAAAATGCCAAGTTCCTGCACGGTACTTTAGATCAGTTAATTCAAAAACCACAACTAGAACGAATTGACGGCTATATCGGTACTACATCGACACCTACATATAATGCATCGACTGATGTTTATATAAAAGAATCTTTACCATTAAGAAAAGATTATCAGCTAGAACCTGCACTAATAGTAAACAACAGCTCGGGCGTAGTAACAGACACCGTTGCACTAGATGATTTAATCAATGAAATTACTATCAAAGGTGGCAATACTTCTAATCTTGACAGATTATTTAGATCAGAATTTTATTCATATAACCCTCACATTGACTGGGACAAGTTAGTTAACTATCAAGACTACTACTGGTTAACTACAGGACCAGAGACAATCGTTATTGAAGGACAATTAAAAGACACTAACAGTACCTATCTGGTTCGTGATAGTGAAGTTGGTTCGGCATTTATCTTTACCCCAGACGGATTGACTAGCGATCCTAATATATTTTTATATAGAGGCAATACCTATCACTTTGATGTAAGTTCTGCGCATAAGTTCTTTATTAAAACTGCTCCGTCTATCGGACCGTATGATCTATACAATATTGGTGTTACTAATAATGGAGTATCTACGGGAACTGTTACTATAGTCATAGATAATAACACACCTGATACATTATTTTATATCAGCGGAGATCAACAACTTACTCAGGGTCAATTCGTAGTTAAATCTGTAGACCAGAATAGTTTTATTAATGTAGAGCTCGATGTAATTGGTAAAAAGAATTATGTTTCAGGTACAGGTGTTACGCTTTCAAATGGCATGAAAATAAAGTTTGCAGGTCAAGTAACACCTGCATCTTATCAAAATAAAGAATTTTTTGTAGAAGGTGTCGGAACTGCAATACGATTGGTAGAATATGATAGATTGTTAACACCAGAAACTATTGCATCTACCTACGATGAAAATTTTGATGCTAATCCATTTGATGAATATCCGTTTGATAATTTTAAAACACTTCCGTTAACTCCGGAATATATCACTATTAATCGTTCGAGCCAAGATCTAAATCCTTGGTCTCGATATAATCGCTGGATCCATAAAGATATTATTGCAATCAGTGCTACTAAAAATGGCACCATTCCTTCCTATCCAGCTGATAAAAGAGCAAAGCGTCCTATCGTAGAATTTAATGCAGATTTAAAATTATATAATTATGGTACGATAGCAATTGGTAATGTGGATCTTATTGACAATAAAACACTAGATGCATTTAGCATTGTTGAAGGATCTGCCGGTTACTATGTTGATGGAGTATTGCTACAACAAGGGCATCGTGTAATTTTTAATGCAGATACAGATGCTGACGTTCGTGGAAAAGTATATCAAGTTAACTATCTATTTGTTAAAAATATTCCTAGACTACAACTAGTTCCTGTAGATGTTCCAATGGCTCAATCGGTTACTGGAGTTAATCTCGGAGATACCAACAAAGGAACAGAATGGTGGTACAATGGCGATACATGGCAATTTGCTCAACAGCATCATACTTTGAATACACCTCCGTTATTTGATCTTTTCGATGATCAAGGCAACAGCTATTCGGATGCTAACTTTTATCTAAGCGATTTTAAAGGCAATAAACTATTTGGCTATGCATCTGGCACAATTTATGACTCGGTGCTAGGCTTTTCTTTAAAATACAAAAACAGTGCAGGGATTGGCAGTTATTTGTTTGAAAATTATTTCATGACAGATAGCATTACAATAACTGAAGGAACTTCTATCACCAGTGTTCCGACATCAACGGCCTATTGTAAGTTTTCAAATTCGTTAGGAGACACATTTGCCAATGTATGGCAAACTGCTGAACCTTATGCAATTCCTTTATTAACAGCAGAAGATGGATCAAAATACTACGAGCCTCCTCTAAGTTTAACAAACAATCCATTAAATGGGCCTATCGCCTCATTTACTTTTTCAGAATTACAAGACCATGTTAGCTCGATGGTTAAAAGGGCTCCGGGATTTGTAGGAATGTTTCCAGGAGATAACAATTTAAGAGACCTGGGCAATATCTCAAGCTATGGAACTAGACTTATTTCAAATGCCGCACCTCTGCCATTTGCACAATTATTTGTAGGCAAAAAAGAGCATAGTGTTGTTGATGCTATTACAAAAGTTGCTAATCAATACAATCAATTTAAACTGGCCCTGCTTGCTAAAATTTCTCAACTGACTGATCAATTTGATCCGGTGGCTGCACTAGATCAAGCGATGCTAGAGATTAATCAAGTTAAAAATTCGTCTTCTCCTTACTACCTATCGGACATGATAGCCTATGGAACAGATCATACTGTTAGAACTTTTACTGTTACTGATGTACGCAATGTCTACTATCCAATGTCGGCAAGTTATGATCTTACAGAATTAAATTTACAATCTGTATTGGTATACTTAAACGGAATACAATTAACTGTGGGAGTTGATTTTGATTTTGTAAAAATTGATTCACAGATACATGTTAAAACAAAAATTTCTGTTGGTGATCAAATCGTTGTAAAAGAGTATCCTGATACTCGCGGTAGTTTTATTCCTCCTACTCCTACAAAATTAGGATTGTACCCTGCATTTGTTCCAGCAATTTATCTTGATGATACCTATGCAGAAGTACCCGTTACTGTTATTCAAGGTCACGATGGTAGTCTAATGCGTGCCTACGGTGATTTTAGAGATTTAATTATACTAGAATACGAACGCCGTGTTTACAACAATATCAAAGTAGGTTACAAAGAACATTTATTTGATATCAAGAGTTTACAACCGGGTGCATTTAGAAATACTCCATATACACTCAGTGAGGTTAATGGAATACTACAAAGTGATTTTATCAAATGGGCAGGATTCTACGGCATTGACTTTACTATTAATACAGTAGTCGACGACGCGAATCCGTTTACATGGAATTATCAAGGATCATATAGCCCGTCAATTAGCCAACCAGTGTCGGGATATTGGAGAGCTTTGTACAAATATTTCTACGATACCGATCGACCTCACACACACCCTTGGGAGATGTTAGGATTTACCAACCAGCCAGACTGGTGGACAAATCAATACGGTCCTGCTCCTTATACATCCGGTAATGATATTTTATGGAATGATCTAGAACTAGGATTAGTACAAGGTGTCGTTAATACTAACTATGCCCGTCCAGGATTAAGTAAGATTCTTCCAGTTGATTCTCAAGGTAATCTAGTTGATCCTACTATTTCTTTAGTAACTAATGTTACTGCGTTTAATTCTAGACAAGGGTGGATATTTGGCGATCAAGGTCCTGCCGAAACAGCCTGGCGCCGTAGTAGCTACTGGCCATTTGCTGTACAAAAATTCTTGGCTCTAGCCTTTCCGGCAAAATACTCTGCACTATTCTACGACACAAGTCGTATGAATGTAAACATTGCAGGGCAATGGAGTTACGGTAACCATAATGAATTTTTAAATTTAAAAAATATAACAGTTGCATCAAACACAGGAACAACATTAACCAGTGGGTATGGTGTATTTGTAACAGAAATTGGCAATCAAAGAACTTCAAACTATGTTAGCGAGCTGATACAGGATATAAGAAACATTGATGTTAATCTGTTTTACAAAGTGGGCGGCTTTATCAGCAAAACAGAAATGCAGATTATCATCGATGCCTATGAACCTACTACAGTTAGTCCCGGTGCCGTGTTGCCGCTGGAAAATTATAATGTAATCTTAAATGTCAGCAACCCTGTTAAATCTGTAGGAATATCCGGTATTGTAGTACAAAAAGTAAATGGCAAGTTTACGGTCAAGGGATATGATCAAACTGCTCCTTATTTTAGCATGTACCCGTCGATAAGAAATTCCGCTACTCCTGTATTAACAGTGGGCGGAATTAGTGAATCTTATGTTACATGGGCCCCTAGCGCATCTGGGGGTTCGACTGGATTATCAGATGCAGATACCACTACTGCCAAGGCAGCGGTTACAGGCAATTTCTATCAAGTAGGACAGATTGTAGCCTATGGTAATAATTTTTATAAGGTAAAAGTAAGTCACCAATCTGGAAGCACATTTAATTCTAATTACTTCCAAATGCTGCCAGCATTGCCAACAGTGGGTGGCGCAGTGGTTCAACGAGCTGAACAGTTTTCTTCTGAGGTGGTTCGAGTACCTTATGGAACAGAGTTTGAAAATATTCAACAGGTTTATGATTTAATTATTGGCTATGGAAAATGGTTAACTGATCAAGGATTTATATTTGATGAATTCAACGCGGACCTACAATCTGTAATTAATTGGGACTTCTCGGCACAGGAATTCTTATATTGGAATTTACAAAACTGGGCCACTGGTAGTGTTATTACACTAAGTCCGTTCGCCGATCGATTAAAATATCAATTTAACCAGTCTGTTGTAGATAATATATTTGATAGCTTTTACGAATATAGTATATTAAAAGCAGACGGAACATCTTATCCTCAAAATAATCTAAGTGTATCGAGAATTGACGGAGTATGCACGATCCTAACAGTTAATACAACTGACGGAATCTATTTTGCAAGATTGAATAGTGTACAGAAAGAACATGCAATTGTTTTTAACAACAAGACAATCTTCAACGATGTTATATATGATATAGAAACAGGATATAGACAACAGCGCATGAAGCTGTCGGGTTTCAGAACAGCCAACTGGGAAGGTGATTATTTTAGTCCAGGTTTTGTCTACGATACCGCAGTTATTTCTAATTGGAAACAGTATACTGATTATGCAGCCGGCGATATAGTTCGTTATTCTGGCAACTATTATTCCGCAATTAGAAATCTGCCGGGTGCAGTTACATTTGATTTTAATGCATGGTCATTGCTAGGATCAAAACCTGTTGCAGGGTTATTACCGAACTTTGATTATAAAATTAATCAGTTTGAAGATTTTTATAGTTTAGATATTGATAATTTTGATGCCGGTCAACAAAAGATGGCCCAGCATTTAACTGGTTATACGCCTCGTGTCTATCTAAACAATATATTCACAAACCCAATTGCTCAATATAAATTCTATCAAGGATTTATTAAAGAAAAAGGTACTAAGAATTCTATCAGCAAATTATCCAAAGCTACATTGTTTAATCAACAGGGGCAGTTGGATTATAATGAAGAATGGGCTTTCCGTGTAGGCTATTACGGTTCTTATTCGACTTACCAAGAATTGGAACTTCCTCTGCAAGAGGGAACCTTTATTGAAAATCCTCAAGTAATAAATTTTGTAGATACTAGACCTATCAAACCAAATGATTTGACAGTCTATGGTACGCCTAATGACCTAGTAATCACGCCTGTGGATTATAAATCAACTTCTACTTTTGCAGTAGATAGCGATACTGAATCTAATTTAAAATTGATCAATGCAGGGTATGCTCGTCTTGACGATGTAACTGCAACAGCCTATAACGAAAATAGTCTACTTGACATTGCCAACAACGGGCAGATCATGGAGGGCGATATAATTTGGTTAGGCTTTAAATCAAACGGTGATTGGGATGTCCAACGATACACTCTGTCAAATGCCGGTATTACAGGAATATCATTGACGCTAGTTGGCAGTCAGATGACTTTCTATACAAATCATTTCCATAATTTATCACCGGGGCAAGTAGTATCTATTGTTAACTTCAACAACCAAGTCGATGGTGTTTATGTTGTACAAGCAACACCTACACTAAGCCAATTTACTGTAGCTACAAAATTAACAGTTATTGTTGATCAACCTTTGCCTACCCCAGGTAGATTGTATACTTTCAGAAGTATGCGATTTAAAGATTTTGATAATCTTCCATCGGATACTGAAATACTGGCATGGCCGATCGGTACTAAAATTTGGGTTGATAACAATGCTTCCGGTCGTTGGTCAGTTTATGAAAAAATTAACAGCTATCAAGATGTTAAACAGTATGCTCCAGTTAGCCATCAAACACAACAACTAGGATGGAACATTAGTAAAGGTGTTAACAGTGATCGTATTTTTACAGTCAATGCTCCAAATTATATTAACAGCGGCGAGTATGGCAAGATTTCTGTTTACAAAAAAATTAATAATGCTTCACAAAAACAATTTGAGTATCAGCTAAACAA